CCATCTCCGACACGCAGACCGAGCACGTGACCTCGGCCCGATCGGCGCCCGTCTGCTCACCGAACGTGGCGCCGCACGACCACGGGTGACCGTAGGGGAAGTGGACCAGCTGGCTCATCGCACACCGTCCAGCGGGAACTTCGCGAGGACCATGCCGACCTGTACATCGGTGAGTTCGTGGCGTCTCGCCCACATCTCCAGCAGCTGCCGGGCGCTGTCGCGGGTGATGTCGCCGAACGCCCGCAGCGATGACAGCGCGTCGTCGACAAGCTGCGCGTCCCAGGCCGGCACGGCGAGCGCGAGCGCCCCGTCGACGTGACGGTTCCAACCGTCGCCCTCGAGGCCCGCGCTCGGCGTACGCCCCGGCTCACGACCGCAACGCGCGTCCGGGCAGACCCGGGGAAGTTCGCGGGCGCAGACGACACACCGCGGCTTACCGGTGCCGTGGCCGGCCAGCCATCCCCCGGCGAGGAGGGCCAGGGCCAACAGAATGAGTACAGCAATCGGTACAGTGACCATCAGCGGAGCTCCTATCTCCGTTAGGCCCGGGATCACGGTGCTCGCTACACCGCCCGGGCCGCTTACGTTCTGTGACTACCTCCCGAGCAATGTCCTGATAACTGTCTCGGTGCCGCTCGCCGATGATCTGCGTTTCGGCTGGTTAGCATGCCGCTGACGCGGCCACAGACAACTGCTATCAGGACTTTGCTCAGAGGAACGCCAAGCAACTAATTGACCTTCTGACCAGCGAAGATGAGTAGGCCGTCCACTCTGGTCACCATTGCATGCCGCTCCTAGTTCCGATAACGTACGCCCATGCCCCCGACTTCGCAACCCTCCGAGGACTTCGTCTTGCTCGCCGACTCGTGGGAACTGGCGATGCGCGCCGACGGCTACGCGACCAACACCCTGCGCAGCTACCGCAACGCCGTCATGGAGTTCTCAGAGTGGCTCGCGGTAAACCACCCCGACGTCGGGCCCACCGAGGTCCGTCGTGACCACGTACGCGCCTGGGTCGTGTTCGCCCGAGAGACGACCACCAGCGGCACCGCCCGATCCTGGTTCGCCGGTGTACGCCATTTCTGCCGATGGATGGTCGCCGAGGGTGAGACAGAGGTCGACGCCACCGACGGCATCAAGACACCCGCGCCGAACGACCCCAAGACGGAGCTTCTCAAGCCCGACGACATCAAGGCCATGCTCGCCACCTGCACCGGCCGTGACTTTGTGGCCCGGCGGGACGCCGCGCTCATCATGCTGTTCGTCGACGGCGGCCTTCGACTCGCCGAGTGCGCCGGTCTACGCCTCGACGATGTCGACATCCGCGAACGCGTCGTCTTCGTCGAGGGCAAGGGCAGCAACCGATCCGGCCCCCGGCGCCGCGCCGTCCCGCTCGGCGTCAAGGCCGCCCAGGCGCTGGACCGATACCTCCGCGAGCGCCGCAAGCACCCGTACGCCGACAGTGACCGACTGTGGCTCGGCGACCGCGGCCGCGCCAACCTGAGCGCCGACGGCATCGACGCTGCGATCCAGCGCCGGGCAGCCCGGGCGGGCGTCGGCCACGTCCATCCTCACCAGTTTCGCCACACCTGGGCCGACGCATTCCGCGCCGCCGGCGGCAGCGAGGGCGATCTCATGACGCTCGGCGGGTGGCGCTCGCGCGCGATGCTCGACCGCTACGGCAAGACCAACGCCGACGGTCGGGCGCGTGAGGCGTACCGCAAGCTCAGCTTCGGCGATCGACTCTGAGCGACGGAACGTAGATCACGCGGTCATCAGCCTGCAGCGTGCCCCGTAGGGCCTGCCACCGTTCAGGCCCGATCTGCCAGTCCGCGTGACACCGATCGCATCGGAACCGCCGGCCGAGTGCGGACGAACCGTCGGGGTTCGTAGAGCGGCCAGCCCAGTCCCAGCTCTGCCCCGGTTGGACGGTACCGAGCTTCCGGCCGCACCGGCGACCGCCGGGCCGCTGGCCTTCGCAAACCACGCGCACAGTAGTGAGCACACCGGCATGCTACGCTCCGATGGTCTGAATATCCTGCGCCCGGACACGAGGTCCGGATCACGCAGAACGGCATTAGCGAGCGCTGCCGCGTTCCCTCGCACCGGCAACACCTTCACAGGGTGGGGCAGGCGAGGTGCACCCCAATGCCGCTCAGTCCTGAGCAACGTTCGATGCGCGCCCGTGTGGCCGCACTCACCCGATGGTCCAAAGAAGACCCGCAGCATACCGCGAACCGCGGTCAGGCGGGACTACTCGCGCGCTTTGAGCGCGAGGTCGATCCGGACGGCAAGCTTGCGCCAGCCGAGCGCCGCCGCCGCGCTGAGGCGCTACGCCGTGCGCATATGGCCCGTCTCGCGCTGAGGTCATCTCAGGCGCGGTCTGCGAGGGCCGCCGCATGAAAGACGAAAAGCGCCCCGGCAAGGCGCTCTCCGACCTGTTCAGCTCGACGCACACGCTACCAGTTGCCCACAACATCCGTGCGTTCGTCGAGCTGCCCGAGCTGTGGGAGGCGGCCCCGCCACGCGTCCGCGAAGGCCTGGCGCGCCGCCGCATCGAAATCATCGAGGGCCGGTGCCCGTGTGGTGCTGAGCCGGAGTTCCCCGATCCGGACGAGATCCTGCTCGCCCGCCTCAAGGGTCAGCGGGACTTCGTGGCCCGCGTCGTCCACGCCCCTGGCTGCGCTGCAGCCGACCCAGCGGTCGACGAGTGGCTGAAGGCGGGTGGCCACGATGGCATCTGAGTCCCAGACCACGACCACGGCCAGCGCGGAGGAACTGTTCGCCGGCCTGCGCCGCGCCCAGGAGACCGCCGACCGGCTCCCGCCGCTCTCATGCGGGTGCCGCAACCCGTTCTCCTACCGCCACATCACCGAGTGCACCGAGCGTCCCGCGCGCCGCCGGTACAACCGCCGGAGGTCGTCATGATGGCCTACGGCACCGACTACACCTGTCCGCACGGCGAACTACCGGGCGAGTGCTTCCAGTGCCCGCAGGGCGCGCAGGACGCCCAGACGGGCGCAGACAGCGCCCAGCGGGAACGCCCACGCCGTCTCGTCCTCACCCCCGCGTCCGACGTCGAGCCCGAGCCGGTCGTCTGGGCGTGGCAGGACGGAGACGACGTCGACTCCGGCCGCATCCCGCTCGGCTCGCTGTCCGTGGCCGCCGGCCGTGAGGGCACGGGCAAGAGCAGCTTCGGCATCTGGCTCGCCGCCCGCATCACTCGCGGCACACTGCAGGGCGCCCTCATCGGGCAGCCCCGCGCCGTCCTCTACGCGGCCGTCGAGGACTCGTGGAAGCACACGCTCGTCCCGCGCCTCATGGCTGCCGGGGCGGACCTCACGAAGGTGTACCGCGTCGAGGTCGTCGAAGACGACGCCCAGGGCGTCACACTCTCGCTCCCGCTGGACAACGCCCTCCTGGAACGCGAACTGGTCCATCTGCAGGCGGGGCTACTCGTCCTCGACCCGCTCATGTCCACGATCGGGGCGACGATCGATACCCACCGGGAACGGGAAGTCCGCACCGCCCTCGACCCGCTCGCGCGCCTCGCCGACCGCGCCCGCTGCATCGTGCTCGGCATCGCCCACTTCAACAAGGGCAACGGCAGCGACCCGTCCACGCTCATCACCGGCTCGGGCGCCTTCAAGAACGTGCCGCGCTCAGTGTTCGGATTCGCGGCCGATCCCGACGGTGCGCGGGTGATGACGCAGACGAAGAACTCGCTGGGCCGTGTTGACCTACCCTCGCTCGCCTACCAGATCGAGCCGCACGACGTGCCGACCCGCAAAGGCCCGGCGCGCGTCGGCCGGCTCGTCTGGCTCGGTGAGTCCGACCGCAGCGTCACCGACATCCTCGGCGACAGCGGCGACGCCGGGACCCGGGAGGAACGCAACGAGGCCGTCATCTGGCTCCGCGAGTACCTCATCGACAACGGCGCGGAGGCCGCGGCCAACGACGTGAAGAGGGCCGGGGAGAAGGACGGCTTCAGCTGGGACACGCTCAAGCGCGCCAAGCGCCGAGCCGGGGTCAGTTCCCGGAAGACGGTCGATGGGTGGATGTGGTGTCTCGACCTCGACCAGGCAAGGGAGCAAGAGAGCAAGGGAGGAGACGGTTAGACACCTTGCCCTCTTGGCGCTCCCTTGCCCTGGAGCCGACCGCATCAAGGGAGCGCCAAGAGGGCATCCGTGCTAACCGTCCACCCTCTTGCTCCCTTGCTCCCTTGCGGCGGCAGATGTGCTCTGACCTGCGTTTTAGGCCGGGGGCCCTATGACCCCCGCATACCCGCCTTGACTTCTCTCTCCGCGAGCTGAAATACGGCCCTAGATCATCCGGATATCGCTCGATTTCGATCGAAAGGACTGAGAACGTGTCAACGACCATCCCAGACGCCACTACGGCCGTCGCGCTGCTGCGTGCCTTCACTGCGGCGACCTCCCAGGCGTCGCTGCTCTCATCGAGGGCGTCAACCCACACCTGCTCGTCGCCGATCTGTGCGCCTTCGTCAACGGGATCGGCATCACCGCGTACGGCTCGCCGGAGGAGTGGAATGACCGCCTCGCCGAGTGGCAGCGGCACGCCCTCAACACCGGCCAGTAGCGCACCGTCGTACACCTGTGTCATGATCTGAAGTGCCTTTCTGATGGATGGAGTGGTGACCGTCCAGGTCGCCGCGGCGGGTGCTGTGGGGCTCTCGAAGCCCGTAAGCCTCTCCGAAGGAGCACTGCTCGCCGCGGACTCCCCTGCTACACACATCGATTGCGCGAGTCTGATCGGCGCCACGGCCTCGATTGCAGCCGCCTGACCGGTGATTCGAACCCGAATCTCGGCCCCGCCATGCGCGGGAGAAGGCGAGCACGCCGTGCCCACGATCGACGACCTCATTGCCGCCGCAGAGCGGCGTCTCAGCGCCGCCATGACCGTACGCAAGACCAAGCAGGACGCCCTGATCGCCCTGCGCGCCTCCATCTCCTCCGGTGACGCCTCCGTCACCCAGTCCACCGTCGAGAGCGCGATCGCCGAGCGCGACGCCGCCGACGCCGCGATCAAGCGCGTGCAGGACGACGTCGACGACCTCCGCCGCGAGAAGGCGGCCGACGAGGAGATCGACAAGAAGCAGCGGGAGATCAGCCCGACCGGCGCGGGTCGGCCGGGCGCGCCTTCCGCCGCGGACGTCACCCGCTGGGTTCGCACCCAGGACAGCAAGCCGGCCACGGTCGTCCGCGGCCAGCGTTTCGCCGACCATCCGATCGTTGGCGAGTGGGCGCAGGCCCGGGCGGTAGCCGACCGGGCCGTCATGGGCCAGCACGGATCTCTCGGGCAGATGGTCCGGGCTATGACGACCACAAGCGGGTCGGCGATCGTCCCGACGGTGTGGCTCGGCGACATCATCGACCGCGCCCGGAACCTGTCGGCTGTTCTCCGTGCCGGGGCGGAGATCGTCCCGATGGAGGCCAAGACCGTCCAGATCGGCCGGCTGACTACCGATCCGACGGCGGCGTTCCGTACGGAGGGCTCGACCATCACCGCGTCGGATCCGGTGTTCGACAACGTGACCCTGGACTCCAAGACGATGAGTGCGCTCGTCGTCGGCTCGATGGAGTGGTTCCAGGACGCCAACAACGTCGACGACGTCGTGGCGAACGCGATCGCCGCGGCGATGGCCATGCAGCTGGATCTCACCTCCCTGTTCGGCGGCATCACGACCGGCGGCGAGGGTTTCAGCCTGGCGACCCCGCCGAACCCGCGCGGCATCCTGGCGACCCTGCTCGCGTTGGCCGCGTCGAGCGTGCTCGGCTCGGGCGCCAACGGCTCCGCGCAGACCGCGGCCACGTACTGGCGTGAGGTGCAGTCGACGATCTTCACGCCGCAGACGTTTAACGAGATGCCGAACGCGATGCTGTGGAACGCGAAGCTGGCCCAGCAGTACATCGACGCGTACGACACCACGAACCAGCCGCTGAACATGCCGGCCAACATCGGCGCCCTCCAGCGGTTCGTCACCAACCAGATCCCGAGCTTCACCCAGGGCACGATGACCAGCCGGGCCACCGACCTGTTCGTCGGCGACTTCACCCAGCTGCTCATCGGCCAGCGCCTGGACCTGACGATCCAGACCCTCACCGAGCGGTACGCGGAGAACGGCCAGATCGGCATCGTGGCGCACTGGCGCGGTGACGTCGGGCTGGCGCGGCCGCGGGCGTTCGCGGTCTACCGCTACCTGCAGGGTGCGGCATGATGAGCGCGATCAAGCAGGCCAAGGAGTTGGCCAAGGATCTGCAGGCGCAGGAGCGGGCCAACGCGCGTGCTCCCCGCGTCGCCCGCTACGCGGACGCCTACATCCGTGCCGTGGGCTCAGATCACGGCGAGGAGATCGTGTTCGTGCCTGGCGAGGCGCTGCCGCAGTGGGTCGTGGACGAGCTCGACGCCGGTCGGTGTCGCGTCGACGATGCTGGCGTACGCCACCTCACGGATGAGGTCGTGGACGAGGATGTCGACGACCCGCTCACCGCCCGCTCGGGACGGAGCCGGTCGTGAAGCGGCTACGGCTCGTCGACCGCATCCGCGGCGTCAAGGCGGAGACCGCCTCAGGCACCGTGGAGCACAAGGCCTATCCGACGGCCAGCCAGGCGTATGACGGAACCCTCGACGGCCAGCCACCGACTGCCCCGCTCGGCAACTGGGGTGACCTTTCCTGGCTGCGGCGGCGATGACGCAGCCGCTGTCCTGGTCGCTGCACGGCAACGACCAGCTCTCTCCGGTGCTGGAAAAGCTCCAGCGGACGCTCGGCACGCTGTCGCGCAAGCTCGACAGCGTCACTGGCGACGCCAAGCAGATGGGCCGCGCCCTGGGCGAGTCGGAGACTTCCTCCGGCCGCGCGGGGCGTGGCCTGTCCCGCCTGTCGGAGCACGCCGGGACCGTCCGTGAACGCCTGGGCAACCTCACCGCCCGCCTCAAGGGGCTCGCCGCAACAGCAGCGGTCGCGCTCGGCGCCGCCGGCGGCGCCGCGTCCCTGTTCGGCGTCCAGGTCGCCGCGGCGAACGAGAGCGCCATGGTCTCCTTCGAGCTGCTGCTGGGCTCGGCGGAGAAGGCCCGCAAGTTCCTGAAGGACCTGCAGGACTTCAACAAGTCGACACCGTTCGAGCTGCCGCAGCTGCGCGAGGCAGCGTCCAAACTGCTCGCGGTCGGGGTGAACACCGAGCAGATCATCCCGCTGCTGCGCCGCCTCGGCGACGCCACGGCGGGGGTCGGGACGGGCGCTGAGGGCATCGACCGCGCGGTGTACGCGCTCGGCCAGATGCGCCGTGCCGGCCGCGTGACGTTGGAAGACCTCAACCAGCTGACCGACGCCGGTATCCCCGCGATCGAGGCCGTGGCCGCTCACCTGGGCACCACGCAGGCGAAGGTGTTCGAGATGGTCTCCGGCGGGAAGATCAAGCCGGACCAGGTGTTCGCCGCGATCCTCACCGGTGCCGGGAAGACCTTCAAGAAGCTAGACGGCATGATGGACCGCCAGTCCGCCACCCTGGCCGGCAAGCTGTCCAACCTGAAGGACACCGTCTCGTCGACGCTCGGCGCGGCGCTGGAGCCTGCGCTGCCGGCCATCAAACGGGTGCTCGACTTCGCCACGCAGAACATCCCGAAGGCGTTCGACAAGCTGGGCCAGATGAAGGGCCAGGTTGCTGAGATCTTCAAGGGCTCGGACGTTCCATCCCGGCTGAAGACGGCGCTGAGCAATCTCGCGCACGAGGTGCTGCCCGCCCTGAAGGACGCCTGGAACGACATCCTCGGCACGATCCGGAACAACAAAGAGGGGCTGGAGAAGCTCGGCCGGTTCATCTCCGACGTCGTGATTCCGCTGCTCAGCGGCTCTCTTGTGTTCAGCATCAAGACCGTCACGCTGATTGTGCAGGGGCTGATCTGGGCTTTCGCCCACGCCGTTGACGTGATCAAGTTCTTCGCCGAGGGCTTCCTGTTCAGCATGGGCGCGATGCTCGACGCCGCGACCGCCGCATTCGGCTGGGTGCCCGGCCTCGGGCCGAAGCTGAAGGAAGCCCAGGCCAAGTTCAACGAGTTCGCGAACTCGGTCAAGTCCAAGCTCGACGCGCTCGACGGGACCACCGTCGATATCAAGGTGAGGTTCGACGCCGGGTACGCCGACTACCGCGCGGGCGAGCGCAACCCATCCGGCCGTGCGTCCGGCGGCCCGGTATGGGCCGGCGAGACGTACACGTACAACGAGCTCGGCCAGGAACGCCTCCACATGGGCACCACAGGCACCGTGCAGACCGCCGACTCTGTCCGCTCGAATCAGGCCAGCATGGCTAGCGACACGATCCGCGTTGAGGTCGTCGTCAAGAGCGAGGACGGCCGCGTACTCCACGAAAAGTTGCTCGCCTTCAAGCGGAACGCCGGCAAGACGACCATGGGTCTCGCCTGACCTCGCAAGATGCGCGACCGTCGATACCTCTAGGGTAGACAGAGGCATACCCCCCTTGATATCCCCACTCGGGCTCGACCCCTGCGCTTCACACCCGCCAGCAGTACCAGCCCACGCACCCGAGGTGCGCAGGCTCTGCCTATCGTCGCCGTCCGGGGATCAGCCGGACCACGGCGCGCCCACGTCGCGCAGCTGTACGAGGGGACGGGCTGTTCACCACCCCGCCGGGTGGCACGGAGACCCGCCAAGGAACTCCGCGAGCTTCGGTCGCTCAGGACCGCGCCCCGCCGGTGCGTGGCGGGGCGCGGCGCTCAACGGCCGAAGACGGTCAGTCGGTGCCAGACTCGGCGAGCGCAACTCGCCCTTGCGCGACGAGCTGCCCGGCGCGCTGCCGCGAAAGTCCGGGTAGCAGACGGGCGATCTCCTCGTGCGTCAGATCGCACTCGTCGGCCAGCCGGGCGGCCAGCCGCGCCCGGGTAAGCCGTACGGACGCAAGTCGCTCTTGCGCCTCCCCAACGTGTTCCTGTGTCGCCCGCAACAGCACGGTCAGCGCCGCCCTCAGCTGTGCCGGTGGCAGCTTCTTCTCCTCCAGCTCGCTCACGCCGGCACCGCCTCACGCCCGTGTCGCAGCGCCTGCTCGCCCAGTGGG